CTCGACAATGCAACCAAAACATGTGGGCTGTCTCCTGCTATGATAGAGACTGGTGTAGGGGTCAACCTGACTAGCGAAACATCAGAGTACGTCTCGCCTTGCACCTCATGCACAGTGTGAACATCAGAGTACCCTCTTGAAAGCAGAGCTTCTTTATCCGATTGGGTAAAAGTCAAGATCTTACCATGCAAAGGTTTCGAGATCGGATTGATCACGGCAGCTCCGCCAACCATCTCCTGCGAAACAGACTTATTAACCGAAGAAGTACTCATGACAAAGCCCTCATATCTCCTGTTCAGATAGTGTGTGACATCAGCTGGACAGCGGAGAGTTGTTCTGCGTGTCTCAACCTCGTCAACTTCCAATTTGGCAAAATGGGCGGGGTACGGGAATCCTGAAACTCTGTTGATGTATGGAATCTGCTGTGTGTCTCCGTAAACATATGCAATTTCGCACAATGACATCGCCACAAGAAAATTAACACAACCAGTATGCAACATCAATCCTTCATCAATGAATAGCCTCTTGAACTGACAGCGTGTGCTTTTTCCAAAATTCATCATGAAAGAATCAACGGTTTTAACGTTGTCTTTCGTGGCCACAATAATCCCTGAGGAATTCGCACGTCTTCTGATCATTTCCGCGGCCTGCTTTCCAGGAACTAGAATCAAATCCTCATCAAAGTTAACTCTGGAGAGAATTTCTTTTGTTTTTCCACAGCCTGGAACTCCGTCCACAAGAACAACCTTTGCGCTACTAACATGCGGTTCTCCGTTTCGAAGCAGTCTGCGCAGAGTTCTGAGTTTTGCCATGTCGGAATAGACAACAGACTCAGAGCTAACAGCTACTCTTCTCCAATCGTCGCATGTTACTATACCTTGCTCATCATATTCCAATAGTGCCACATGATACTTCCTCGCGTGGGTTTCAACAACACCCCATGCATGACTCTTGGCCGTTGGTTTGATCAACCACTTCCTAGATGCAACATCCAAGACTCCAAACTTTTGACGGGTTTCAAGGTCAATAGCGGCTGTATCTTTGAGGATCTTGACGAGATTCGACACCGCAGCAGATAGTGATGCTACCAGGCTATCGATAAAGTTTTTCATTTGCTGAACTTTAATCGGAC